AAGGTTTACGAGGCTCACAGGTTCTTCCTCCAATCAGGGAAATCGTTCTCATCAACCACGCCATCGCCGTTGGCATCATAGCGCAGATCGTTGCGGTACTTCTCCCACGGGGCCATGTCGTCATCGTCGTCATCATCCGCAGGTACGTTCTCTACGGCTTCGACCGGCTCAGGGAAAATAACCCCGGCAGGCAACGAACGATCAATAGGCTCGTCTACGACAGGCGCAGGCGCAGGCGCGGGTGCCGGAGCAACCGGTTCGGGCTGCGGCTCTGGATCAGGATCGTTGCGATCCTCTGGCGGCGGGGGGACGAGTTCGCCCTTCATACCCATCAGGGTGGCATAGGAGCCAGCAACGGCACCGACAACCGAGGTCATGACGTAGCTGAGCAGGCCAAAGACATCCTTGTTGTCGATGATGTCGTTCGAGACGAACAGGCCCACAATCATGGCACAGGTGATGGCGACGATGACGAAGGCCATCACGCACGCAGCGAGCCAGAGTGCCTTGATCCGGGCAACGAGAAGCTTGTCTTCCATATCCATCATCAGTCCTTACCGTTGAGCGGGTTATCGAGGACGCGCTTGATCTTGTCGTCCATCTGGGTTTCCAACTCTTTAATCCGACGCTGCTGGTCTAAGTCCTGCTGGCGTAGCTGGTCAAGCATAGCACGTTGGGTCTGAATAGTCATCGCATCACTTGCACGTACGCTACCCGACACTGCATCAACCGTCTGACGGGTGCTGGTGACGCTGCTAGAGATGCTATTGGTGAGGTAATTCAACGCCTCAGAGTTGCCTTTAGTCAACCGCTCGACGCTGGTGACGCGCTCGTCCAGTACAGAGATACGCTGATTAATCCCAGAGAGGTCTGGCGGCACATAGGCAGCGGTGACTTCCTGCATAGTCAGGAACTGCTGGTAGACCTGAAAGCCAGCCCACAGGCCACCGACAACCGTCGAGATGGCAGCAAAGATGATGGCGATCTTACCGCTGCTCAGGTTCCCTATCTTGAAGCTAAAGCCGCTCTCATCGAATGCGACCTGCGGTTCTTCCTGCTCATTGTCCGTACTGGGCATTAATCATCTCCTGCAATTTGTCGGTATTGGTGCGGGTTAGGCGGTACATCTCGAAGTTCGCGTCTCTAAGGCGGCGGTTCTTGTAGATGTCACGCGGAGCGTAGAAGTCGGGGCGATCCTGTAGAGCTACTTGCGTATACGCAGTGAACCCCGGCACAGACGCAATCGCGTCCATTGTTTCTGCCTGCCCAGCACCAATCGAGTTTGCGGCCTGCTCAGTCTGGGCCGTAGCCATGGGGGCAGGCGCAGAGGACATGTTTAGGGCCTCCAGAGTGTTCGCTGCGGACGTAGGCGACGATGGTGAAGGTACAGCCTCAAAAGCAGCGGAGAACGCGGTGGACGAACTACCCCCCGTCTGGGTCGCGCCAAACTGCACAGCGCTAGCCGGGTTGATACCGGGGAGTTCACCAATCGGCGCAGAGGCAGCCAGCGCCATAACCTGATCGGGTGTGAGCCGTTCAGCGGCCACAGCTTCCGCAACCTGCTCGGTGATGCTGGCAGTCTCTTCCGGCGTATCTACCTGCGGCTCTACAACCACGATCTCCTGCTCCGGCTCGGGCAGGCTGGCGACAATCTCCTCGGCAGCATCGGCTGCGGCATCCGCAGTAGCCGCGTCAATCACCGTGTTGATGGGTGCAGAAGAGATGAAGTCAATCGGCGCTACCGCCTCTGGCGGGCAGCTAGGGTCCATCGGGGTCACATTGCAGTCAACAGTCGCCTTCGGCTCCGACCATGACAGGATGCCCGACTGGTTGCTCATCGCGGAAGGGTCACGCCCATAGAACAGCAGGATGTTGTCACCAGTGTTCGGGCCAGTGATACCGGCAGTCGCCAAGTGGTAGGTGAACGGCGCGAGGTTGGCGTAGTTGAACTGGATTTTGCCGTCGTCAAAGAGGCCGATCTCGAAGGTGTACTGGTTATTCGTGCCGTACTCCTGCGTGGCGTACCAGCCAAACAGGATCGAACTCGGCTTCCTGACGTAGTACGGGTTGCCGCTGAAACTGATAAGGTCAGTCCACATCCCGTAGATCGTGTTGCGCGGGGCCTGCTCAAGCGGACGCCCATTGCAGCAGAGGTGGTTGCCGCTTTCAAACGACACGAAGCCGTTGGACGATACCCACGCACTGGTGAAGACCTGCCCCCAGTAGGTAAACTCAAAGCCGAGGTCGATGCGCGCCGTGCTGTCATCGCCAAGGTAAAGCGGCGTAGCCGTAGCAGGGCTTGCCACGATCTGCGGAGGGATGACGCCCGGCTCGTAGGTCTGTGCGGCTACGGACGTAGCCAGAAGGAGACTAGCGGCTACGCTTCGCGTCAGGGCGTGCATCAGCGTTCTCTTCCCACGCAGCGGTAGCCTCGGCACCGATCTTACCCATGTAAGGGCACGGGGTGCCCGCCATCTCCATCGAGCGGAAGACGCGGTCGTCTTGGCACAGGAGGCTAACTGCGGCCACGCGCATGCCCATATCATAGAGAGTCTTGGAGAGCTTGATCCGCTCGCAGTTCTGGTCGCGCACGGCCTTGCCGCCCGAGATGCCGACAATCTGCGTCTGGACCGCGCCTGACACACCAGTGGTGCAGAGGTCTTGGCTGTAGCTCATGATGGTCGGCGCGATGGCCGAGGGCGGGGGCGACTTCAGGTTCTGGTCAATCACCTGCCGGGAGACGTTCTCGCTGTAGCTGGTGGACTTGCTGTCGCTCAGGTTGACGTTGTTGTTCTGGTTGACGTTGGTGTTGTTCGTCGTCGCCACCGAGGTGCTGTTCACCGTCGAGGTAGAGACGTCCGTGTTAAAGTTATTGTTCGTCGAGGTACTGGTGCTCGTCGCCGTCGAGGTGTTCTGGTTGATATTGGTCATCGTCCCAGAGTTGATGTTCTGGTTGACGTTGGTGTTCGTCGAGGTGCTCGTCGAGACATTGTTGTTATTGTTCGTGCTAGTCGAAGTGCTGTTGGTGGTAGTGTCGTAGATGTACGACGTCGGCGCGCTCTGGGCGAGTACCAGAGAGGTGCTACACGATGCCACACAGAAGATAACAAGAGCGCGCCGGATCATTAGGCACCTCCACTCGGCGGAGTGATCTCAACCCACGACAATGTAGCCTCATCCCAGATGTAGGGCTTGCCGTCAGTGGGGTACGGCACGGGCGGGTCCCAGAGGCAAGTCTGGGTATCCAGCAACCACGACGGAAACGGCTTAGGCGGGATGAACGCGTCGAGCAGCGGATCATAGGCGTAGCCGATACCCGCATAATTCTTCCGCAACCCCGTACCATCTGGCTGGCCGTTCTGGTCGTAGTGGACCCCACCACGGGTGTTATACGAGGTCTGCACCCACAGTGCCGGATCGCCAAATGCACCCGTGTTGATAACATCCTGTGAGATGACCAGCACTTCCGTGACAATGCCGTTCTCGACTTTTGCGAAATGACTCATGCCGTGTAGCTCCCGGATGAGGTGAACTTCAGAATCGTGTTGCTACCGCTAGTGGTAACGGTCGGAGACCCAGTTGTGATGCCGCTATAATCTGCCGTCGCAACCGACAGAATGACGACACCCGAACCCCCGGAGCCGCTCGTCCCGGTACCATACTGGCCACCGCCACCGCCGCCACCTGTATTGGCGGTCCCGCTAACCGCAGCACTTGAAAAGCCCCCGGCACCACCGCCGCCTGCACCACCAGCACCAGAGCCATCAGCGCCGCCGCCGCCACCGCCACCTGCGTAGGTAACCGATGACCCGGTAATTGAAGACGCCGTACCGGCACCACCAGCGCCCGGGGTACCACCAGCATTAGCGCCAACAGCACTGGCACCACCACCACCGCCACCGTCTCCGGCAAACGTGGAGCCAGTACCACCGTTATTACCCTGACCCGCAGTGCCCGTACCTGCCGCGCTACCGGGGTAGGAGCTACCGCCGCCTGAGCCGCCACTACGACCTGTAGCCGTTCCGTTTTGCGAACCACCCCCGCCACCGCCGGTAGAAGTAACGCTGACGCCAGTGCCAGAAATGGAGGAGTTAGAACCGTTGGTCCCTTGAGTAACCCCGGTAACACCAGCAGCACCGCCACCAACAGTTATAGTGTACGTCGCACCACCCGATAACGTAGCCGAGCTTGTCTGGAAGCCACCCGCGCCACCGCCGCCGCCAGCATAGGCACCACCCGAACCGCCGCCCGCAACGACAAGGTATTGAGCCGTGTAGCTATTAGCCGCGACAGTGCCAAAGGTAGCGTTCCACGTGTTAGTGCCTGTTTTCAGTAGCTGCACAATTGCACCCGACGCTACTTGTGCACTGGACAAAGCAGACGTAGTCCCGACCGGGATGATCGAGACCCCCGAGATCGACAGGACGATCTTGTTAGTACCCATGTTCACAATCGTAACCAGCGTCCCAATTGGGAACGCTACCGACGCATTAGTCGGGATCGTGATGGTCTGCGCGCCAGTATTGACCGAGTAGATGTGCTTACCGGCGTCCGATAGGACCAGCGTGTAGTTACCGGACTGAGCGTTCTGCGCGTAGGCCGGACCAGAGGGGGCCGATGACACCCACGCCGAGCCGCTGCTGGTCAGGACATTCCCGCTAGTGCCGGGGCTGGTAAGTCCGGTACCCCCGCTACCGGCAGGGAGCGTACCCGACGCACTCGACACATTTACGGGAGGGATAAGGGCTGAGAGGTTCGCCATGTTACTTGCTTTCTAGCTGAGCCACACGGGCGCGAAGGGATTGGATTTCCTTGACGAGCATCGGGACCAGCTTTGAGTAGTCCACGGCCAGCGTGTCTTCTTCGGTCGGGCCGTGGGCCACCGCCTCAGGGAACACAAGGTCGAGTTCCTGCGCGATCATACCGTAGCGCTGGTGCTCACCGTTAATCTTCCAATCGAACTGCCGGACCTGAATGCCGTCAATCAGCGCGCCAGCATCTGCCGCATCCGCGATATTTTCCTTGAGGCGTCTGTCCGAAGAGGTGTTGAAGCTCGTCGCAGAACCGTTGGTACCAATCCAACCGACGCGGGTGCCGCTGCCTTGGCCGTTAAAAAACGACATGGCGGTGGCAGGAGAGGTGGTGTTGGTGTCAATCGAGATACCACCCTTAACCTGAAACGGCAGGTACGACACTGTATCGAGAGTTGAGGTGGTGTACCACCACGTGTAGCCGTTCCCGAGGACCATCCCCGTGGCGGCGAAACCGACGCCTTGGTTGATGCGGAACTGGTTGCTGGTGTCTACACCCCAAGAGTACCAAAGCTCAGAGCCACCGCTATCCCGCGCTGCGATGATGTTGAAGGCGTTGGTCGAGGTAGACGCAGGCGACATCTGCGTGAGACGGCCATTACCGCCGTACACCGTGTTGATATGCAGCGAAGCGTCGGCTGCACCGCCGATGCTGACCACGCCACGGCTGTCGATCTTACCCGCCGGGCTGGTTGTTCCGAACCCGACGTTTGTGCCGTCGTCGTAGACAACTGAAGCAGTGACCGGCGATGTGCCGTTGCCCTTAAGCAAGTAGCCGGAAGAAAGAGTGGTAGCGCCCGTACCGCCACCAGACACAGAAATGGTACCCGCACCTGCACCGCCGACCTGTGCGTACACATCCCACGTGGTACCGCTGTAAATAAGCTGCACGCTCACGCCAGAGATGTTGCAAACGAGGTTTTCTGCCAACCCCTCGATGGTCGAGCCGTTGCGGCCAATCGTCAGGTTATTCGTCGCCCACGAGTTGGCGCTATCTACGACCACAACTTGGTCGCCCGCCGCAGGAGATGCGGGAAGCGTAACCGTGAAGGCACCCCCGCTGGTGTTAGTCTGCACGCCGTCCTGCACGTTGGCGCTGTAGTTGGACGTCTTTACCGGAGTGTAGAGAACCCCAACTCGCTCCGAAGGGAGAGTGACGAAGACGTCCGAAGTACCGCTGAGCGTGATCTTAGAACCTGCCGCGCTCGACGAAAGCACCGTATCCCGGCTAAGGGTGGGGCCAGTGGACGAGTATGTGCCGATGCCGACTTCCCACGCACTGCCGCTGACAAGCGTGTAGTAGGTGGTGTTACCGTTGCCGATAACCGAGAAGTTCTGAAAACCGCTAGGCGCAGTCCCGCTGAGCGTGACCGTCCCGGTTCCGGTAGTGGTCGTGGTGTCTTTGACACGGTCAGCGAGGACGAGAGCCATTACATGAGGTTCCGCAGCTTATAGGTGGTCGTCAGGTAGACACCGGTCAGGCTGTCGATGAGATTGGCCACCGCCCGATTGCCCCGGCAGATTTTCTCGTGGTTCTTCTCGATCCACTCTGCGTCCTCGACGAGGATCATAAGGATGTCCTCGGCTTTGGTCTTGGGGGCCGGTACGGTGCCAATCAGTTCAAACGCGCCCTGATATGCCTCTACGAGCTTATCCAACTCGTCGATGACGCCATCATAGAACTCGCCCAGCGCCACATGCCGCGCATAGCCACCGATACCCTCAGCACGCCAGTGCTCAAAGTGGGCCACGTTACGGGCATAGAAGACGCGGGCGATGAGTTCTTCGATCATTACGCGATCCGGATGATGGCGGTCGTGTTGGTGGCCGACGGGAAGATGATGGTGAAGTCACCGTCCGTCGAGGTCTTGTCCGAGCCAAAGTCCAGCACGCACACCGCAGCGTTCGTCAGCGTGGTGTTCGCGTTCGAGTTAGCCGAGGGGGTGGTGTTGTAGATCAGCGCGCCGCGAGCCGTGATGGTCGCGTTGGCAAAGGTCAGGTCCGAGAAGTCGGTGAAGCCAGTACCGGTCGAAGCGTTGTTGTTCGAGGTCACAACACCCAGACGGGTCAGCGTGCCACCGCCAGCGGTGTAGTTCGTGCCGGTCACTTCGTTCGTTGCGCTGTAGGCAGTCGTGTTGGCGTCAATCGAGGCCGACGAGGTATACAGAGCGAGCTTGAAGGTGTCGCCACCGGTAGCGCGGAAATCGTGCACGGCCAGCATAAGCTCGGCCTTAAAGCTGGTGCACATTGCTTGCGTAATTGCCATTATGGCCTCCTTATGCGTCGAGGATCGGGATCAACTCTGGGTGCCCCGCCTGCTTGAACTTATTGACCAGAGTTACGTTATGCGACCGCACAGCCTCGTGCATATATTGGACCAGCACCTGTCGGATGCTGTCTTTGAAGGCTTCGGCCTGCTCGCGGATTGCCGGGTGCGTGTGGCTACCCACGTAGATGATCTTGTCGAGCGCGCGTTCAGCGATTTCCTCGGGGGTGAAGCCACGCCCCTCGGTCGCCATAACCATTACGTTCCCAACGTCGCTAAACCCGTTAAACATTGCTTACCTCACCGGGTAGCGGACTTGGCCGCTACGATACATATCCTGACGGTTCTTACCGTCACCAAGCTGCTTGAGCATGGCCATCGCCTCATCGTACCGCTTCTGGTACTCGGTCATGACGTCAGCCTCACCCTTCATGAAGGTATAGGCTTCAAGTAGCGACCCATAAAGCAGGACACTGTCGAAGTTGTCGCCCAGCCACGACGTACCCGCGTCAACGATGGACGGCGGGTAGTAGAAGTAGTGGAGTTCAACCGTGTAATCGTCGTCCGGGGTGGGGCCGAGGATGTACGAGTTTTCGTCGAAATAGGCGTAGCAATAGGGCAGCCCAGTGTCATTTGGGTTGGGATACGCCTGCCGGATGAAGTTCACATCCTTGTTGAGCAGGTACTCATAGTTCCCGTCATTATCGACCACCGCCATGGAGAAGTTGGCCAGCCAGTCTGAGGGTACCGAGAGGTACTTGTTGCCAGCGGTTACATTGCCGGTCACGTTCTTGCGCAGGTCCAGAAGCTGAACCGTGTTGAAGATGCGTTGCTCAGCCTGCTGGATGAACGTATCAATCTGTTCGGTAGACGTCAGCGTTACCGCACTGGAGCCGTCAGAGCCGGTCCATGAGGTATTGGGAAAGTCGTTTTCGACATACCCCTTGATGGTCTCGAACAGTTGAGCGTAGTTCATCAGCCCATCTTCTTGCTATGCCCGTAGCCGCGAGTGGTGTTCTTGCAGCCACGCGTGCGCTCAGTCTGGGTGTTGGCGACCTTGTTCGGGTAGCCGTTGTTACCGAGGTCGGCCTGAGTGTAGACCTTAGGTTGCTTATACTCAGCCATTCTTATTGACCTTCCCCATGTCCTTCTTCGGCTTGCTGCCGCTCTTCTGGTTGGCAATCTTCGCCAGATTGCGACCCAGCTTCTTCATCTGTTCGTTGGTCTTACCACCCTTGGCCATCTTATTCCTCCGTCTGAACGGTTACGGTTCCTACGCTACCTCGTGCTAATAGCGTATTTGGAAGGCCAGATAAACCCAAAGGATCATTTAGCCCTACGGGGTTCCAACCCCACTGAATGACCCGGCTGCCCCCAGAGGGGGTACCGAAAGCCAGCACGTTTTCATTCGGCACTTCACCCTGCGTTTCTTCCTGAAGACCAGTCAGACCCGCCTGATAATAAGTCGTGTCCGGGCGCGGGTTGCGCAGCGCCTGAGGGTCATCGACCGGGTACATACCAAGTTGAAGCTGCGGCTGATCCGGCTCCCAGCAAGTGGGGCACACAAGGATGTTGACGTTCTTCGTCTTGATGACGAGACGCCGAAGCTGCTTGAGCTTATACCGGAAGCCGCACCTGTCGCACTGGCAGATGGCCCATTTACCAGAGGCGAACCTATTTGGCATCGACCCTCCTAGTAGAACATCTGGCGCGGTGCGATACGCAACGCAGCCTTCTCGCGGTCCTCATCAGCAGCTTGCTGCCAAAGTTCTTCGTACTCCATCTTGAGCATCTGCGTGCGCTCAAGGGCACCCGGAACCTTCTTCGACAGGTGGTAGGCCAGACCTGCCACCATGCACGGTAGGAACCGGAACGGGATGTCCTGCGTCGTGACACCGTTACCGGCGTCCTGAATACGACGAAGCCGCCAGTAGACAAAGGTGTAGTAGTCGCTCTGCTCGGGGCACGGCCAGACATTAATCTGGGGGTACTGCACACCATCCGGCGTCGTCGCACCAGACTGGCGGTTGATCCACACCTGAATAGGGCGACCCTGAGCATTCTTGTTCGGGATGGTCGAGTAGGTATCGACGCTGATCCGAGTGATGTTGATGTCGGTCTGGCCCTGACCTGTCTGCGTGCGGATCACGTGGTCAAGGAGGTCGATGGTATCGACCGGGAGATCGTAAACGATCTGACCCTGCACCATGGGGATTTCGCCCTGCTCGATGGTCCAGAGGTTGATGCCCCGGTTGGCCCACTCAATGGTCAGAAGGTTGAGGCTACGACGCGCTGTACGCAGGTCATAGCCCGAGCGAAGCTCGGCACCACAGCGCTCGAACGCCTCTTCAACGAGTTCGTTGAGGTTCAGGTTAAATCCCGTGGTGCCGCTCGTGGTCATCGGTAGCTCGCAGTCTTCTTGGCGATGCGCTTAGGCTGCTTGACGAACTGTTTGCCCGCCTTTGTTCCTTCGCGCTTGGCCTTAGTAGTAGCAGCATATTCAGAAGATGTCAGCGCCTGCCGCGCTTTCTTCGGAAGGTACCGCTCACCAGTTGCTTTGGGACCTTGGGTGGAGGGCTTGCCAGACTTGGTACCCCAGTCCTCCTTGGTCCATTTGGACAGGGACTTCTGAGCTTCAGTCTTGGGGCCGGAATAGCCGCCCCCAGACTTCTTATACCGCTGACTGGCAAGTTGGGCTTTGCGGGCGGACCACTGGCCGGGCTTACCGCCTTTGTCGCTGGCCTTCACAGCCGCAACAATGCGCTTCCACTTGCCTTCGTCCGTCCGCGCCACCTTATTTCCCCTTCTTGAAGCCCTTTAGGACCTGAGCAAAACGAGCACGCTGGCCGAGCTTGCCGGGGGCCTTAGCGGCCTTGGCAAGAGCCTTGGCAGGAATCTTCTTCCCCTTAGGCACGCCCATCTGCTCATGCAGAGCGCCGGGCTTTTTAATGGCCTTCTGGATGAAGTTGGCCTTACCGCCCTTAGCGTACATGGAGACGTCGTCAGGGTTGTCCTTCCGCTTGATCGTCTTCTTGCCGGGCATCTTGGACGCCTTCATATCGCCCATTCCACGGGAGGCGCGCATTAGCACATCTTCCCGCGAGTCTTGCCCTTCTTGGCAATCCCGTCAATCGAGCCACCCTTAGCGTAGCACTTGCCGCCCTTGTTCATCTTCATGGCGCGGCCCATGGTGTCAGCCGACTTCTTGACCAGAGCGCGACCAGCCTTGTCGGCCTTGCCACCCTTGGCATAGGTGTTGAAGGGGTACTTCTTCTTCATGTACTCCTTCTCACCTTCTTCCTTGCTGGTACGCTTACCAGCGGCACCCGACGAAACCGGAGGAGTCGGGGCCGGACGGCGCGGCGTAGCGTTCGGGGCGGGTTCAGTAGGACGCTTGTTCATGGTATTTATCCCTTCCTCATCTCATCGAGTTTGACCTCAAGGCGGTCTACCGCCCGGTCGATGCGTTCACCCAGTTTATCGACCATTAGAGTGACTTCTGCACGGGTCACATGCTCACGGGCGATCTCTTCGCGGGTTTTGTTGAGCAGGATGCCAAGACGCTCCAACTCGTCGATCTTCCCCTTCAAGAGGAAGCCCATAACGGCAAGCACCGCAGTCAGGATGGCGTTCCAAAGCATCATCTCCATGTCAGCAGTTCCATGCCCGGAGAGACTTATTGATGCGGCTGTTAGGATCATTCGCGGTCTTCGCTGAGGTGAGTTTGGCCTTCATCCCCTTCATCCGCGAGCAGAACGACTTCCGACGAGAAGCGTCCTTCTTGGTCTTGGGGTTCGGAGCAGGCGGCTTAAGGTTCATCCCCTGCTTCTTCGCAGACGCACGACCCTTGGCGTTCAAGCCGCCCTTAGGGTTCTTGCCTTCCTTGCGGGTCCATGCGGGGGACTTAGCCATCAGACGAACCGCCCCTTGGTCTTGCCCTTGGTAGCGCAGCCGTCGCCACGCTTTGAGGCAGTGGAGCCGCCCTTAGCCATCTTCTTGATTGAGCCGCCCTTGGCCCGCTTCTTGACTGCGCCTGCGGTGTCCTTGGGGGTCATAGGAGCGCCACCGCCAAAACCTACGCTAACGCCGGGAGCAGTGCCCATGGTACGGCCCGGAAAGACTGCACTGGGGATGGCATTGCCAACGCTACCAACGCTCAGACGCGGACCACCGCCACCACCGCTGGGAGCGCCACGGGCGAGAATACCGTAGGGGTCTGTTCCAAACTCACGGGGCATTACGCAACCTCCTTCTGAGGCACGATCATCGGGTAAAGGACGTCGTTGCCGAAGTTTCCAACGTATTCCTGCACGCCCATGTGGCCGAGGGTGATCGACGGATCGACCCACACTTCGAAGCCGAGGTCACGAGCACGGTCGCAGAACAGGAAGTCCTCACCGATATAGCCTTCTTCGGTCAGTTCGAAGTCGAAGAGGCACGGGACGACACGGTCGCTGCGCTTGTCGTAATACTTCCACTCAGGGTGGGCTTCCGCCATCGTGACGAACACTTCGCGGCGGACAAGCATGAAGGCGGTAGCAACGCGCTCAGCGCGGACCAGCCCCATGCGGTTCATGGTAAGTTCGTTGTTCTCGTCGTAGTCGAGGTTGGCGATGTACACCTTGTCCTCGCTACGCGTGCGCGGAACCGCTGCGATGATACCCTTCTTCGGGTCCGAACCCCACGCCATGAGGCGCAGGATGTCTTCGGGTTCGAAGTTGATGTCGCTGTCAATGAACAGCAGGTAGTCGCAGTTTGACTCGATCAGGTCCTGAGCGAGTAGGTTCCGAGCACGCGAAACGACGGAGCAGCCACAGATGCTACCGATCTGGATGTCGATCCCGTGCTGCGGTGCGACTTGCGCAAAGCGGGCAAGGGAAATCGCCAGCTTCAAGGATACCTTGAAGTCGTAGGCCGGAAGAGCGATGAAGAGGCTCTTACCGGCTAGATCGTAGCTCTGTTCGTTCTGCATAGTTCACCCATAGAAGATAACGGTTGACGTGGTGTTGGTCACCGTACCGTAAACCGCATTATCTGCAAGGATGCCCTGATCCGGAACGAGGAAGTAGATCGAGCCAGCGTTGGCCGCAGTGGGGGTATTGAGGGTCAGAAGCGTGTTACCGCTCTGGCCGTCAGAAATGACCACCGAACCCGCCGAAGCGCCGCATACGGCATAAATGCCCTTGATGCGAGCGCGTCCGAGGTTGTTGCCAGCCTGATCCTTAAACGCACCCGTCGAAGTGAGCGGCTGCGTGGATTTGACGTCAGTTTGCATAGCCATAGGAAGGCCCTCCTATTGAGCTATTACGAAGCGCTGATAGCCGCCAGAGTGTCGCAACGCAGCCAGTTGGTACCGTCCGAAAACGCCACAACCGGGCTGCCAGCAGCGCCGTTCGAGACGTAGATCAGGGTGCGTGCGTTCGAAGCAGCAGCCGGTACACCAGAAACGGTGTAGGTCGGAAGGGTAACAGCGCCAGTAACTGAACCGGTGACGTTACCGGTGACAGCGCCGATGAAACCGTTCTGCGAGGTAACCGGACCCGAAAAAGTAGTCGAAGCCATAATCTATCTCCGTGTAGCAGCACATGGACTCGTACCGTCTCTGCTACGTCTGCTAGGTCAGTCGGTACGAGTTAAACTCCTAGGCGCGTAGATATAGCACCTAAAAGAAAAGAGGGGAAGTAGTTTCCCACTTCCCCTCCCCCTGTTTCCCTAGGCAGCGCCGTAGGAAAGCTTTGGCTTAGTCGGCACCAGCCGAGCCGTACATGCCAAGCGGGTCCGACCAGCCGAACGAGTAACGCTCGCGAGCCTTGTAACGGACGTTGCCCGTGTCGAAGTCGCCGTCCATCGACGTAGCCATCGGCGTACGAACGAAGTGCTTCAGACCATTTGGCACGTCGGTGGTCAGGAACCACGCGTCGGTGTCGGTCAGGAAGTGGTTGACAGCGTAGCCTTCCGGGATCGAGCCGTTCGACTTCAGAGCGTTGATGTCGTTGTCAGCGGTGCTGACGCGCAGCTCGGTTTCGAGCAGGCGGGTTGCAACGAACATCAGGCTCGGCGGAACCACCAGCTTGCGCGGCTTAGCTGCGATCAGCAGGCCACGTTCGTCGGTCCAGCCAGCGATCTGAATGACAGCCGCTTCAAGCGACGTTTCGTTCAGGTCAGCCGGAGTGCTGGGGATGTTCGAGTTGGTGCCACCCGAGACCAGCGGGTGAGCGTTCGAGAACAGCGGCTGGCCGTCGCCACCGGGGTAATCGGTGTCGAAGCCGTTGTTCAGGACCGCAGCAGCCTTGGTCTGCTTGGTGTAGGCCATGGCACGGGCCAGAGCCTTGGTGTACCGCGACGACAGCGAGTCGTAGAGGTTGTCTTCGATGGCTTCTTCCGTGAGCGAGAACCCGAGGGCAATCGTTTCATGGTTGTAGCGAGCCGTGAAGACTTCCTGCGCGTTGTCGTAAGCGATGGCCGAACCTTCGTTCTTCACCGGCGCAGCCGAGAAGCCCGAGAGCTTGGTTTCTTCTTCGAACGAACGCTCAGAAGTCTCCGTTTCGAAGATTTCCTTATGCTCTTCGCCGTAGCGTGCATATTCAAGACCGAACAGGGCGTTCAGTCCGGGCAGAAGCTCCTTCAGAAGCTGTGCGCGTGAAATTGCCATTGTTCAGTCTCCTTAGACGCCAGTCGGGTTGAGGTACTGGTGCATGCCCTGATTCCACTTGACGATAACTTCGGTGTAAGAACCGGGGTTACCAGCCGTAGCGGTTTCAGGAACGGTGTCGATGATGCGCACCGGCCACGTCGAAGTGGTGTTGGTGGTGGCGCTGATCGCAACCTGCGAGTTACCAGTGATGGTCGAACCCGAGTTCTGCACCAGAACAGCATTGTTGCCGACCGCAGTGCGGTTGACGTAGCTGATGGTGGTGCCGCTCGAAACGACAGCTACCTTGTACAGAGCGTCCGGGTCGTCCTGCACGTAGGCCATGACGTCCGAGATGTTCGTGGTACCGGGGTAGTACTGACGGAAGGTCTTACCGAACACCGGATCGGTGTAGGTGCAACCGAGGAAAACGCCAACCGGAGTAGCAGCGTTGGTGCCGGTGTCCTTGTCCAGAGTACCACCGCTATTCAGCTTCACGACGTCACCGTAGTAGATGGCCGTCGAGGAGTTGGTAGCAATCGGAATCTGGCGAGTAGCACCAGCAAACACCTGCCCGCCGATCAGGTTGATCGGGATCAGCCCATACGGGGCTGAAACACTGGGGTATGCCATAGTTTAGCTCCTAGCTATTTGCCTTTGCCAAACGACGTCGAAGACTTCTTCTCGCGGAAGAGAGGCATGCGAGCGTCGTTCTCTCTCATGAAGTTGTTGTCCACACTCTCGATCTGTGCACGGTTCTTGTTCGCAAAATATTGCTTACGCTGATCCATGAAGTCAGTCGGGATTTTGCAGAGCAGCAACCCACCGATTTCAATGTTGTCCTTAAAGCGGCTGTTAGAGTCAGCGAGGAAGCGGAGCTTCGGCTGCTCCTCTACCCGAACTGGCTCCCATCCCTCGCGGAACTTGGCCGAGACGTTCTTGCCGTCTTGCTGCTCGACCATAGAGGTACGAATCCAGCGGTACGAGTACCCGGGCTGACGATCAGGCTCAGGAAGCCCTCCTGCCGGTGCCCACGACTCGGGACGCTGAAAGCTTGCCCGGTCTTCATGCTCACGTGCGATACGATTTTCTGCCATGATTAACGCTCCATCTTCATCAGTTCCCGGGCATATTGCTCGGGGGTTAGACCCAACCGCTTAGCGATTGTGATCTGGGACTGTTTCAGCACAATCTTTTTGGGGGACGTGCTACGCGAAGCTGGTGCGACTACATTGGCAGGCTTCGAGGCGCGTTGAGCCTTAGCAGTGCCTTCGGTCGCTTTGGACTCCTCCCCGAAATATTCAGGGAAGCGACGGCGCATCGTTGTGTCGATAGCGCTCCAGTATTCGTCGGAACCCACAAACTGCGGGCCACGTTCTCTCTCAAGCTTCTGGTGAAGCCCAAGAGCAGAGGCCGTCATCTCAGGATCAGTACCCCACCACGTATTGCGCTCTTGCCACGCCATAGTCTTGGGGTCCGGCTGAGGAATCTGGACCTGCTGTTGGGGAAGTTGTACCTCTTCTTCTACACCTTGTAAAGTAGGTGTAGCAGGACGGTACGACGCAAGCTGCTGGAGCCGGTATTGAGCCGCTGTGAGCTTCTCCTGTGCGTCCAGAACGCGGTCGGTATCACCCGCTTCATAGGCGTCCTTATACTCGCGCTTGGCCTTCTCCAGTTCGTACTCAGCGGTCTGCTTGAAGCTACCAACTAGCGTCTGCTCACCCTCAGACAGGGTGGACTTAAGCTGGCGGTTTTCTTCGAGGAGGCGCTTGGCAGTTGCCAGAGCCTCGTTCTGTTCACGCATCAACCGCTCTTTCTCGCGGCGTTCGTCGTGCCAGACCTTCTTCATCTGCTTGAGGCGCAGCTTGACCTTTTCCGAGTACTCTTCGAGTTCATCGGCTTCGAGTTCAGCGACGATCTCCGCAGGCATAGGCTCGCGCCCACGGTCCTCAGGAGGGGTATCGTCCTCAACATCAATCTCAGGTGTGTTGGAAACAGGGGTGTTCTCGTCCTCAATCTCGAACGAGAAGTCGTCATCATTAGGCTTGGTAGCCATGGTCTTCTCCTTTTGTACGGGTTACGCCCGTTAAGCGCGGGAAATGCCCCGGGGGTCTTCCACGACTGCTTCGACCGCGTCATCATTGATGATGCGGAACTCACGGCCATGAATCTTGAGCCTCGAACCGGCATGCGGGCGGACGAGGATGAAGTCCCCTTCCTTGCACCACGGACCAGTCGGGAACCGCTTTTCGTCAGCGTAGGCGTCTGGGCCTACCTTGAGGACGAACAGCACCGTAGCGAGAAGTTCCTCGTGTCGGATCGTCTCGTCGGCTTTGATAATACCACCAGCGGTGGTCTTTTCGATCTCCGGGATACCGCACAGGAGGCGATAGCCCGAGGGTTCCGGAAGCTGCCTTGCACGCTCTTCGAGCGGCAGTTCAGGGGCTGCGCCGACCTTGGGGATCGGACGCCCGCCGAGGTCTACGAGACCCGGCTTTTCTGCGCCAATGATGTCAGTCATCGTCGTTTTCCATGCGTTGAGCAGTATCTGCGAAGATACCGTTTGCGATCATAAGCCCACGGATAATTCCGCAGGCATACTTGTACTCTCCGTGGTCCTTGGCTGCGCCACGAGAGAGATCATCCATAATCGGCGTGATCTCCTCTTGGACCTTGTCGGCTAGATACTTCAGTAGGTCGCTACTCATTCAGTCTCCTTTGGCTGCTGGGTTTCGGGAACAGGGGGTTCTTGTGCAGCCGTGGCTTCGCGGGCGATCTCAACCCCCACGCGAAGCCCCTCAAGCTGCTGCTTGGCGGACAGGTTTGCCCTGTCCGTTGCAACCTTGGCCCCAACTTGGAGGCCAGCGATTTCCTTCTGAGCGGCGATGCGCTTCTCTTCGATCTCGATGCGGTCGTTCTTGTCCGCCGCCTCGATCATGAGCTTCTTCTCCTTAAGCTCGACTTCCTTCTTCTTGATCTCGATCTCAGCCATCTGCATCTGAACGATGGGGTCCTGAGCCATCTGCTGGTTCTGCTGTTGCTGAGCCTCAGCTTGGTTCTTCTGGAGAAGCTGCTGACCTGCGGCTGCGGCCAGACGCGAGATCGCCAGTTCGGTGTCCTCGTCCATATCCACGTTCGGCGGGGGCAGCGGCACACCAGCCTGCTCTTCGATCTGCTTGCGGTACTCAAACGCCAAGTGCTCAGCGATGTGGGCGTTCATAGCCGCCATCATGGCCTGTGCGTTGGGGTTCTGGCCCATAAGTGCTGCGACCTTGGGGTCTTGCATAGCAGCCATATGGACTGTGATATGCGCCTCGTGGTCCTGATACAGGAACGCCTTGACCGGCTTGCCGTTGATGACGTCCATGTTCTCCGACACGGGATCACGCGGCTTCATGCTGTCGTCGTCCTTCAGCGGGACGAGCTTCTCGGCATTCTGGATACCCAGCACGTCGAGCATCTGACGGTGCAGGTAGGGCAGGTCGTAAAGCTGAGGCGCACCCTGCGCCAACTGGAGGACCGCCTGATACTGGACGATCTTCTGGGCCATAGTGGCGGCGTTGGGGTCCGAGACGGGGACGACGTTGACCCGGTCGTAGTCGCTCTTCTTGGCCTTGCGGTCGCCGTCTTCCGGGTCGTAGGAGTAGGACTCCGGGGTGTAGTCAGCGATGATGGTCTTGAGGAGCTTGAACTCCTGCTTCATCGAGTAGTGGATGCGAGCCTGCACCGCCGACATGGTCTTGAGCGTGCGCTCAAGGATGGCCAGCGTGGTCCCGACAGGGGCCTGACCCGACATATCACTGACCTGAAGATCAGCAGCGGAGGCGAAGCGACGGCCTTCCTCAACGATGGTGCCGAGGAGGCTGTAGAGTACCTGTGACGGCTCCTTATAGGGGAGCGGCATGATGTTATCACGCATCGTGCCCGACGCCACATCGACGTCACGCCACTCGGCGGGCGCGATGGGGGTATCATCGCCCTTTACGCGGAGGCCCTTGGTCTTGAAGCCGCCCGGCAGATTACTGAGAGTGCCAGCATCGACAAGCTGGCGAATAAGGCTGGTGCCAGACTTAGCAAAAGCACCGACCAGATGGATAAGACCAAAAGCGTAGAAGCCAAAGCCCGGGACGTAGCCGTAATGTACGAAGTGATTGCGCTTGCGCTTGAGCTTGTCATCGGGGTTCCAGTTGCGCCGGATCGACAGCACGGTCTGCGTGGCCTTGTCGATGGTCACCACATAGGGGACAGCAATCTCGGCTTCGGCTTCGTCAGCGGCCAGCTTGTCGTCAGGGAGCACGAGGTCAACGTGCATCTCCAGCAGCTTGTACCGGTCGTCAGCAGTCGCCCTGAAGCCCATCTTTTCAGCGATGGCCTTCTCGATCTCGTCGAGCGTATCGGTCGGCTCGGGGAGATCGACGTCACGGTAGAACCCTGAGGCTTGCAGCTTGGCAAGCTCGTTCGGCGTCTTCCGCATCACATGGGTGACGCGCCCAGCGACTTCCAAACTGGACGCGCCATAGGGGACGACGACATCCTCAGCCGGGATGTACATCGAAGCCTGACGACCGAGTGACGGGTCGAAGTACACCTTCTTGAACGCATTACCTGCGAGGCCCAACCCCCACAGCATACGCTCGTGTTCCGGACGATACTCGACCATCACGTCGGTCAACTGGTAGTTCATGTCCGCTTGGACACGTGCCGCTGCATCGCGGGTCTCAGGGGTTTCCTTGCCGATGATCTCGGTCCGCACCGGGCCTTGGGCCGGGAACGTCTCCATCATGGTCTCAGCTTGGAACTTGACGAGAGCTTCGGAGAGGAGCGGGTGGTACACGCCACATGCACCCGGCCACGGCTCGGTCCGGTCTTCGACCTTCATGCCGAGCAGTTCCAACCCGTCTACGTAGGTCTGAATCCAGTCCTTGCGGCTCGACAGGTCTTCCTCAAACTCACCGAGGAGGTCGCCAGCAAGCTGGAGAAGCTGCCCCTCGTCAATAATTTCAGCGAGGTTCTCGTTGAACTCGTCTTCATCGACGGCATCCGGGTCGATCTCGATCTCCATATCACCCATGCCGATGGTGACGGACTCCGGGTCCTCGATCTCAATCTCAAGGGCAGGCTCTTCGCCCATCATGTCTTCTGGCGAGAGACCAAGTGGCGCTTGGTTGAGAGCCTTGTCGATGTCCATTAATAATACCCCTGATGCCTGCGCGACTTGAAATACTGGATTTCGTCCTCTGCGTCTAGTTCAGTAGTCACATAGCCCCCTCGACGGAACCTGTGCATCGCCATCGACACGCTATCGACGTAGTCGTCGTGCTCTGAACCGGGGAATGAGGCCACTTCGTCGATGACTTCCTCGGCCCAGTGAGTGCCCGGTGCCCACACTCTGCCGCTTGCGAACAGGTCAGACACGGCGTTCAGACGGCTGATCTTGTCGTTACCACGCGTCGGGGTGAACTCCTGCACCGGGATGCCCATCGCTCTCATCTCGTAGATGAGCGGCGCACCCGATGCCTTCTTTTCGATGATGACGCTGTCTGGGTCCCACTCACGGTACTCCTCGACTGCGGTCCGTTTGAGCGTCGGGAACTCCATGCGGTCCCGGAACGCATTAAGCAGGATGATGTTGGCTTGGTCGATGCCGTTGTCGTCGGGTTGGTAGAACACACCCCACGTCGTGCAGGCACTATAGTCAGCGCGCTGGGTCTTCTCGAACGCCGTATCCCACGACTGGAGGATGAAATCGCACGCAGGCGGGCTGTCGTGCTCCCAAATACGCCACCACTCGCGCTTGACGATGGCGCTTTGGTCCCCGGTCGGGTTCTGCTGGTACTGCGCCATCCACTTGGAGTTGGGCAGTTCCTCCTTCAGCGCGGCAAGCTCCTTCAGCGACCAAAACTCAGGCCATAGCGGGTTACCGCTGGGGAGGAGAGCCGGAAACTCGATGACTTCCCACTCGTCACCACCCCTCTGGGCTGCGCTTTTCAGCACTTGGGCGGTCAAATCACGCTTCGACCAGCGCGTCATGACGATGACGATGGCACCACCCGGCTGGAGACGCTGACGAGGCCCTGAGGTGTACCACTCGTAGGTCTTATCGTAGATGTCGGGGTTAATTTCCGCCAACGCCGCTTCCTGTTCGGAGTGCGGGTCGTCGATGATGAGCAGGTCGGCACCCTTACCGGTCACCGCACCGCCCACACCGATAGCGAAATAGTCGCCACCCTTGGAGGTGTTCCAGCGTCCTGCGGCTTTCGAGTCGCTCGAAAGGGACAAATCAGGGAAAATCTGGTGGTATGTGTCGGTATCTACGAGGTTTCTCACCTTACGACCGAAGCCTACGGCAAGTTCCGCAGTGTGCGAGGTCTGGATGACCTTCTTTTGGGGAAACTTGCCTAGGAACCAAGCAGGAAGAAGATAACTGGCAAACTCAGATTTAGTATGACGAGGAGGCATGTTAATAATGAGGCGCTTAAGCTCCCCCCGTGCCACTCTCTCAAACGCCTCAGCCATTTTAGCATGGTGGCGTCCTCCGATAAATGTCGGCCAGACTTCGCCTACGAAGGCCATGAACTTGTCCCGGCACTGCTGCTGGCTCTTGAGCCGCTCAAGCTTCTCTAGCTCGGCAAGCAACTGCTCCTGCTCTGGTAGGGATAGCAGAGGCAGAATCTTTGGGATGTCATCGAGGTCGATCTGGTTGATGACCTGCATGTTGGGACGCCCGACCTTGGCCATTAGTCGTCGCTCTCGCTCTCCACGATGGCATCGACGTCCACACCGCCCTCGTCTTCCTCCTCGTCGGCATCCGGCTCCCGGGTGTAAACCCCCAACTCCTCATCGAGGTCCATGCCCGGTGGGGTCATGTCGATGATCTGGGCGTTCAGTAGCCGTTTGACGCGCTCCTTGATGGCCGCTTCGAGTGCGTCGGGGCTGTTATAATTGACGGTGATCTCGCTGCGCTCGTTGAACAGGGCGATGTCGCTATGTTTCCCTAAAAGCTCTAGAGCTTTTAGCTCGTACTTAATCTCGCCGCAGTTGGCGATCTCCAGCAGCTTGTTGGTCAGCGCGGCCCGCACCTGCCCCACGTCGAACGCCAAGTTCTGCCCGTAGGTCTTGAGGAACCCAGTGGCAGCCAGTGCGGTTGAGTAGTTTTTAAGGGGTTCGGTCGCCTTCTTGCGCGCCACGGCCTCGATCAGGGCCTTTTCCCGGTCCAGTGTGACGGGGTCGATCTCCAGCGGTGCACCAAGCTCTTCCAGAAGCTCTGCCGTGTTTGCCGCTACCGCCACTTCCTCCATGAAGTTCGCGGTTTCGTCAGGTTCCATATCAAATGGAACAGAGTGGTCCTCCGAAGGAGTGACTTTGACAACAGGCATAGGTGCAGCGTCCGGTTTGAGGGAGCAGACCTGCCTTATAGGTAGCAGAGTATGGGATTGTAAAGGGGGAGTGGTACTAGACCTACCACCCCCCTACCGCAGTGGAACATGCTAAAACCACGACGGCGCTCGTCAAAGCTGGGCGAGCATACCAAAAATGCAGGGGAGGTAAAGGGGCACCGAGGGGTATAACCGTTCGCTCAGTTAAAGGGAACTCGGTGCCCCGGCTTCGCGACGAAACGAAA